TTTATAGTCAGAGTTTTTCTTCAGCCAACGTAAAGTTTTTCCAATGAAATAACTCTCAGTACACTTTGGAGTATTGTCAATACAACACAATCTTCTGAGTTCAACTACATCATTTTCAGAATCACCATACTTCTTCCAAGTATTTGCCATGCCTAATGGTCCGTAAATCATTGCGCCAATCAGATCTCCATTGTAAAACAGACCAAATACATGAGATATACGCAATCCATTTACATTAGAAGAATAATGCCACTTTTCAATGAAATCCCTAACATACTGTATATTTGTTGGTTTGACTTCAAAATCTGTTACCTTAGCATTACGACAATCAATTTCTTCATACAGAAGTGTTGATAGGGGATTTATAATGCTCATCAAATTTCTTAGTAAGTTCTTCCTTAATAGTTAGTGTAACATCATTTATATGAGAAAGAAAGTCTTCCCATTGATCTTCAATACCAAGGAACCTAAAGATTGCAATACCATGAAGATGCCGAATACCATCCTTCATATAATCATTCTTACGACGATCTTCCCAATATGCATAGATAGGGATTTTACCTTTCTCTTCTGCAGATTCTTTTAATTTAATTAAATCTGCTTTCTTGGATGATCCATTATTGGCTTTTGGATTTTTCTTCTGCTCAACAACTATTTTTGTATTTTCCCAGTCTGTTTTACAACCTACTCCAAGATGTTTAGAGTTAGGATCTGGATCCCATTCAGGAATAGCAGATTCAACATAATCACCAATAAACTGAGATATCCTACTCCATAAAAAAGCACCACGATTTTCATCAATAGAAAAATAATTGATGTAGTTATAATTTTTTATGTCGTATTCCCGAATTCGGGATTTTACATAATCAAGAGCAGTCATTCACTTTAAAATAACAGAGGTATAATAGCAAAAAAAGACCTCCCTGTCAAGGAAGGTGAAGATCATGAACCGTAACTAAACTCCTCCTTAGCGATCTCATCCAACTTCTCCATCACCTCAGGAGTAAAGTAGACTTCTGGATCTTTAAGGATTGCTTTGGCATAGACTTTCTTAGTCTCACCATCAACAGTCATTTCATATCGACCTGCCACATTTTTCCATAGACCACCAATCTCTCCCAGTTCAAGAAGGCCATAATATCGATCAAGACCACGCTCATCGTAATAAAGACGCACCGTAACATCCTTGTTCTCCTTGCTCAGACGCGACTTAGCAGTCTTTGCCTTGATAAGGTTTCCAACGATTTCTGTTCCATCCTTTTCTTTCTTCTTGCTGAGATAGATGATTGTAGATGCAGCATACTTGAGTCCACTGCCTCCACCCATTTCTTTTGTAGGGACATAAGCACCAATGACATCGTAGGTATGGTTGGTAACGATCATAGGAATGTTTGCTTGACCCAACTTCAAAGTAAGCATTCTGAAAGCACCCTTGACCAGTTGAGATTTGGTCATATCACGAACTTGTTTGTCGTTAAGTGCGTCAGTAATCTCCTTTTCTGTGGAAAGCATACCCAGAGAGTCTAACACAAACATACAAGGTTTGCGTTCTTCTTCAGGTTTTTTTAAATATATATCTACCGCTTTGAGCGCCTTACTGCGAAACTCTTCAATTGTAACAACATTAATAACAACAAGACGAGAAGTATCGATGCCACGGGATTCTATGAGCGATTTATTAATAGCTGCCTCAGTATCAAAGTAGAGACAATACCCATCGGGATTGGAATCAAGAAAATTCTTAACAACGGCGAGACTGAAGAAAGTTTTTCCAGTGCTAGATTCTCCAGCAATAGCAGTAATCTTATTCCCAGATACACCGCCAAAAATGGAACCTGAACAAAGTCCGTTAAAAATATACGAACCCGTGTCCACATAAGACTCCGTTTCATCAATATCAGATGCGAGTTTTGTGAAATCATCACCAATCTCTTTTACAATATCTTTCAAAAAGTCCATCAAGCAACCATCCCGTATTGTTCACGAAGAATTTTTTTATAAGAACCATTAGGAAATTGTTCCCTAATTTCTTTGATAGTATTAAGTTTTTGATAGAGTGCTGCATCTCCACCGAGGCGAAGAGCACTCACAATAGTTTTAAGTTCTTTGTCGTTAATAGGAAGTTCCATTAATTCCAGCGTAAAGTTTTTAGATAATCAAGAACATTTTTTCTTACATCCATTAGCTCATGATAACATTTCTGATTATGAGCACATTGTCGAAGAGCAGGGTCTGGTTTATGCACAGATTCAATGAATATATCAAGTCCGCGATTCCATTTATCTTTTTTAGATTCCCCGTCATCAATTGTATATTGGTCTTTCATAAGAAGAATGATTCCAAAGTATTAGTTTTTTCTACAGACCATCCAATGGCATCGAGAATTGCTTTCAGTGGTTCTAGAAAAGCTTTCTCAAATTGTAAGTCATAGTCAATATATTTGTCAAGATTTAGTTCCTTAGGAAACTCTTGAATAAAAGAAATAATATTTTCATGAATAATGTTTGGTTTTTTCAAGTAACAAAATTTAATTTTTTCGCCATTCTGGATCAGTGAGTATTTGTTGTCGAGTTTATTTTGTTTAATGTAGTGATTAAACAAAAGAGCCCCACGAATATGTATGGGAGTTCCCTTGATGTAAATATCCGAATGAGACCTATACTTTGCAACATCAGATGCAGAACGTGGAAATGAAATTTGTTCTGGTGGGAGTGATTTAAATTGTTTCCTTGAATTTTCAATGAAGTCAATTACATCATCTTCAGTTGCAGTCATCAAAAGTTTAAAGGCATCCTTAAGCATCTTTCTACAAGGCGCTGGTGTAGATGACTTTACAGATTCAATACCCATCACCTTGAGTTTTGGTTCCGAATATTGAACACCTTCGCTATTGTGAACATTGAGAATGTATCGCTTCTTCGCAGTCCAGATACCACGGTCAGCAATATTTTCACGCTTCATTTGCATTTTTTGTTCATATGCCGAAACATAATCCGCAAGTTCCTGATAAGATTGTTCGATGAATGGTTCCAACTTGTCTTGGCAGATCTTATCAAGTAAGGAAACAATCGCTGCTTTATCGTCAGACTTATTACTAAAAAATTTAGCAATAAGAGGTTCAAGATTAAGATAGATTGAATCAGTGTCGGATGCGATGACATAATCTACGCCCTCCGTTTGCAAAAGGTTATTTAGATACTTATTCATTTTTCCTTCAATCCATCGGATACTTACTTGTCCCGACAGAGTGATTGCCTCCGCATTTGCTAGTTTGTAATAGCGGAAATATTGGTTACCAATAGCACCATAAGCAGAGTTAAGAGAAATCTTCTTCGCCATTTGAATGTTGTTACATCTGGCGATCTCCTTTTCAAGTGCCTTAGTAGGCGTCTTCTCATACTGCTGCTTGGCTTGAAGCATTCGCTTCTTGAAGATAACACGGTCTCCATACATCTTCTCCATCAACTCAGGCAAGAACCCACGGACATCCTTGCGGTACATTGCGCCGTTGGCACACACCGAATTGTCCTTATACATCTCAAAATTTATCTCCTCATTAAGGATTCGGTCAACCGTAGCCGTTGGGTGTCGTTCGTCCAGTAGTGTCTCTGGCGAGATGTTGTACTGCATAATAAGATGAGGGTAGAGAGAGTTAAGGTCAAAACTGACAACCCAATCATACTTTCCTGGAATCGGTTCCTTAACATAGGCACCTGCGTACTTTTCGTTTTTGTCGGAACGAATCTTTGGGGGAATAACAATGTCACGTTTCTTTAGATAATTGTAAATAATGTTGTCCCACATCCGAACTTGGTAGAAGACATCATTATAGTTGACTTTAGCATCATATGCCATCGTGAGCGCAAGCTCAATCAACTTCATTTTATCTTCCAGTCGGTCAACAAGTTCTACGTCAACGATGTTGTACTCGATGAACTTTTGCCACCCGTGGGTATAGAAATCTTTAAAGGTATCAAATTCACTATGGTCAAGTTTCTTCTGACCAAGTTCTACCTCAGCTATGTAGTCTAGGCGATATGATTCTTGTGCCTTGTAGGTGAACTTTTTATACAAGTCCAGATAGTCAAGAACTGAACATCCACCAACATCAAAGACGCTGTGCTCTCTACCCTTGATAAACTTCTTTGATTCAGTCACAAGACCCCAAGGGGACATACGCTTCATCAACTTCTCTCCAAGCACCCTGTTGAGGCGCTTACAGATGTATGGGATATCATACAGTTCACAGTTCCAACCTGTAATCACATCGGGCACATCAACCATCCAGTAGTTGATGAAGTGACTTAAGAGTTCCTGCTCTGTAGGGCAGTGATAGTAAGTTACATTCTTCTGGGTGTTGTGAAATGGTTTCACACCCCAGGTCTTGATTTCTTTGGTATTGTAGTCCTGAATAGTAATTGCCAGAATCTCTTCCGATGCAGACTCTACATCTGGGAATCCTTGTTCAGATGATACCTCAATATCAATTGTAACAAGTTTGATTTGGCCAATGTCGAACTTGATTTCTTCTTCAGGATGTTTTTCAGAAATATATTGGTAGATATATCTGTCATTCCCATAGATTTCAAATCCATCAACATCTTCGTATTTTTTGTAGAAGTCGCGACAATCCCGAACTGTGCCTGGATGAATAGGTTCTACTGGTTCACCACTTAATGTCCGATACTTAGTATCCTTCTTCGATTTTACATAAAGAGTAGGAAAAAACTCATCTCTGTGTTCATACCTCCTCCCATTCTCAACACCACGAACAAGGAACTGGTTCCCAATCATTTGGACATTCGTGTAAAATTTCATCCGTCAGTTAAGTCCTCGTATTTTTCAAGCAGGGTGGGCGTGGGGTCTGTCAGAGTTAAGATTTTATCAGAACTCATCATAAAAGTATCTGCCCTTGTGACATTAAGTAACCAGGGCTCTAGCATTCCTTCTTTGGTGACGACATATGGTTCTACCAGTTTACAATCAGGTTCTCCAATATCAGCACCAACTTCTTCAATCTGACTGATCAGAATCTGATTCGTCGTCAACACTAGAATCTTGATCAGTTTCGGTTCGTTTGCCATATTCCAGAATGTCCTCTACATAAAGTTTAGTAAGTTTGTCAATGGGTTCCACCATAGTAACAATCCATTCCATAGTGATTGGAATTACAGGATCTTTTGAAAGAGGAACCCATGGATAGAATTTGATCTGATATGCGTTCTTTCGTTTTTCTTCAGTCGTTTCATCATCCTCAACTGGAGTATAGTTAGCCATTTTAACTACACACGGTCTATTGAGAAAATATCCAACGACTTTATCTTCAACTACCATCTCTTGAACATCTGCGACGAGATCTTCTCCAGACTTCAGAACCAATAATTTAATAGTCATAGTCAGTATTTACCTCTGAGCATTCTAACAATAAAAAAGAGGGGCGTCAACCTGGATTTTGCCAGGAACTCCCCTTGCGGCGACGATATTCAATACTATTTAGAACCAATCCTTACGCTGATGATGCTGCGGAACAATTCTACCAAGAGTAATGGTCAAAAGCCCATCCTCAAAAGTAACTGATCTAACTTCCGTCTCGTCACTGAGGGTCCATGCTCTAGTGAAAGATCTTTGAGCCACTCCTCTATGGACATATTCTGTTCCAGTTTCTCCGTCTTCCCTTTGTCCTTCGACAAAGAGTTTTCCATCTTGTGTGTAGACATTTACTTGTTTCTTTTTGAATCCAGCAAGTGCTAGTTCCAGTCTAGACTCAACATTACTGACTGTCACTAGGTTGTATGGAGGATAACTAGCAGTTGTTTCGTGGAGGTCAAACACCCTGCTAAGGTAATCGTCCATACCAATACTATTCCTATTTATCTTTTCAAGCAACTTTGGCAAATCGGCTGCATGATACTTCATTAGGTTTCCCATTTGTACTTCTCCTTTTAAAGCG